GGCGGGTCTGTTTATTTTGATGGGACTGGGGATTTATTAACTATTACCAATGATGCCGCATTAGATTTTGGTACTGGAGATTTTACTATTGAAGCATGGGTCTATAATACAGGAACGGATTACTTTAGTATTTGGCAAAACGCTCCTGTTCTAACAACAACAGATACGAGCCGAGCATTCTTTGGCATTCAAGCCACTAACGGTTCAGTTAGTTTTGCTAGACATGCTGGAGGAGGCTCCATAGTTACAAGTTCGAATGTTGCTCCTAAAAATCAGTGGAATCATGTCGTTTTAGTTAGAGATTCAACATCAGTAAGAATATATGTCAATGGCGTAGAAGAAGCCTCCACAACCGATACAGCTCTTACCAGTTACGGCTTTGGACAACATACTATTACGGTTGGATACAGAATAACACCAAATTATGGGCAAGGGTATATATCCGATTTAAAAACTGTAAAGGGAACTGCTTTATATACCGCAAACTTTACACCACCAACAGTACCGCTAACAGCAACTAGTGGTACTGGTTTACTACTTAGCGGAACAGACGCTTCTATTATTGATAAATCACAAACCAGTAATCTACAGCTTGTCGGAAACACTACTGGTTCAACGACTCAGGTTAAGTTTGCGGATACTAAGTCAATGTATTTTGATGGAAATGCAGATGAAATAGCATACACAGTGCCTACGCTGAGCGGAGATTTTACATTTGAGGCGTTTATTTACCCCGAAAGCCAAATACAATCATTTCCAATTTGTTTTACCTCTGTTTGGGATGCTACGGTTGGTAATAGGATAGTGCTTTCTTATGATACTTCGACCGATGTAGATAAGTTTAGTTGTAGAGTTGGAAGTAATTTTATTGTTCCCAGCAGCACAAGTTCAACAGGTCAGTGGTATCATGTAGCCGTTGTAAGGTCGGGTTCCACTGTTAGTATGTATATAGACGGAATACGAATAGGCACTCAAACCTATTCTGGTAGTATTTCTTCTCGCACGGGATACATAGGGGGCAATATTTCAAATAGCACAGGTGGAGCATTTAAAGGTTACATTCAAGACTTCCGCTTCACCAAAGGCCTAGCAAGATACACCGCAGACTTTACACCGCCAACAAAACCACTTAAAGGTTAATATAGATAGACTATATAAATAATATTACAATTTTTACTAACGGAGAATGAAATGAATAATGAACTTACAATCCAAGATTTGGCTGTAATGAGATCAATCATTGATGCAGCAACTCGAGGAGGAGTATTTAAAGCACAAGATTTAAGTGCTGTTGGAGTGGTACACGATAAACTTAATAATATTATCGAAACTTTTATAGAAAAAAATAAAGAAACTACTGAAAATGAAAAAGTAGCTGAAGAAGCCGCTACAGAATAAATAATGTTTTTTGTTATGTCCTGCTAACAGAGAGGATTTAACATGGCAGCAGCAAAGACACTCACACCCGATTCCAAGTATGCAGCACTTGATGTAGATGGTGACGGTATTATAACAGATGAAGAAATGGCAAGAGCAAAAGAAATAGCAGAATTTGAACATACTATTGAAATGAGAAGAAACGAAGATGCAAAGGAAGACCAGATTCGTAAGATGGCTTGGTTTGCACTTTGGGGAATGCTTTTATATCCAGTAGGTATTATTATAACAGGATACTTTGGATTGGAGACAGCCGCCAATCTATTAAGCGATATTGCTCCTACATACTTTGTAGCTATTTCTGCTTTGGTTGCAGCATTCTTTGGAGCACAGGCTTATACAAAAGGAAAATAAAATATGCCATCAAGAGGGCAACAGCTAGGTAAACTTCTTAATACTTCAGGTGATATAGTAGAAACATCATTACCTCCTAAGATTGAAACTTTTTCTCAATCGGTTTCTAATACCGGTAAGATAGAAGCAGCAGCTTTGGGTGATGATGTTTCTACAATTGAACAAGTTTCTGATACAAACTCCTTGTCGGCATCAGGTAATACTGTCGGTGATCAAAGATTGGTAGGAAGTAATCTTTACATCTGGAATGGAACGGGCTGGTACAGGATTGCTTTGATTAACACCACACCTACGTGGGACTCTGGAGGGCAACCCGCTGCATCTTATGTATTAGATGCTGACAGTCCACAGGATGCTACCGTTATCACATTAGCCGCTTCAGATCCAGAAGGTCTTCCCATATCATATTCTTATGTTACATCTGGTTCAATGGATAGCATGTCTACTATCAGTCAAGACTCATCTGTCTTTACAATTACACCTAAAACTGTTACCGAAGTAGGAGAAGGTGTAACTTTAACTGGATCAATTACATTTAGAGCATCAGACGGTATTAATATTCTTCCTAGTGTATCAAGCTTTACTCTTATTTTTATCACCACAATACAAAATAGCAAATATACAACTTTACTAGCAACAGCAACTGATACAGGTGATAATAATGACATTACCGACTCATCCACTAACAACCACGCTATTGCCGTAAACGGTGATGCTCATGCTGGTACGTTTAGTCCCTATCGTCATGGTGGATATAGCACTTACTTTGATGGGTCTGGGGATTATTTAAGTGTTCCTGACGATGCTTCGCTAGATTTAGGTACAGGCGACTTTACTTTAGAAGCTTGGGTTCGTATGGATAGTACATCAGGTAATAGAATAATTTTTGAAAGATATACTTCTGGAAATAATGGAAGCTTCCAATTGTACTATAGAGATACTGGCAACTCTATAGCTTTCTGGACTGTGGCCGACGGTGTTATTGCTCAAGATCCAAGTTCTTCTACTATTAAAGTAGGCTTTTGGCACCATATAGTTGCTACTAGAGAGAGTGGTACTTTAAAATTATATGTCGATGGTTCTCAAGTAGCATCTGCTTCATGCACAACAAATTTTGATAGCACGTTATCTTTAACGGTTGGTGCGCAGGTAAGTACTGGAACAAATTACTTTGGCGGTTATATATCTGATTGCCGGATAGTTAATGGTACTGCTCTTTACACATCAGCATTCACTCCACCTACCGAACGCCTTACTGATGTCTCAGGAACAGGATATTCTACTTCTCTACTTACCTGCCACCTTCCATACATAGCAGACGGTTCCTCTAACGGTCACACGATCACAATAAACGGCAACACCTCAACAAAACCATTCAGCCCATACGACAACTTAGAATACTCAGTAGTAGATTACGGAGGTTCTGTATATTTCGATGGAACTGGAGATTATTTAACGGCAGGAAGTCAGGCTAATTGGAAATTTTTAAATGATGGTTCTACAGATTATACAGTAGAAGCATGGTTTTATCCTACAAGCACAGCATCTCGTATGGAGATAATATCCACTAATACAAACACAGTAAACAACGGTTATGGTGTTACATTCATAACATCTCTAAGCGGTGATGGTGCTATAATATATCAGATAGCAAATGGAGTAGATGGTCAGTCTTTTAAAATTACAACGGATCCTAATGTAGTTACAGCAAACACATGGAATCATGTTGCTGTAACTCTTAATGTTTCTGGTCAAGAATTAAAAGTGTATGTGAACGGAAAATTAGTAAAAACTGAGACTAGGTGGGGTATAAACGGTCTCTACTATGCTACTACATTTAATTACGGCAATTCTAATCCAAATTTTACTTTAAATATTGGAAGATGGGTCGGCACTGTTTCTGGAAATGGTGGCTACGCAAATGGCAATATACAAGATCTTCGTATTACTAAATCGCGGGTATATACTACAGATTTTACTCCACCAACAGCACCACTATCTACCATAACAAACACTGATTTTCTTCTTAACGGAACAGATGCTTCCATCATAGATAAGTCTCAAAACGCTAACCTAAAGCTGGTTGGTAATACTACTGGTTCAACAACTCAGGTTAAGTTTGCGGATACTAAGTCAATGTATTTTGATGGGACGGGCGATTATATAACATCTAGTGTAGTAAGTTTTGGTAATTCATTTACTGCTGAAGCTTGGATTTACCAACCAGTCACAGCAGGAACGGGTGCCAGCGCAGATGATGTTTTTAGTGTATGGAACAACAGTAATGGCCAGAAATCATTTATACTTCGCATTGACGGAACATCTCTGATGTTATATGCAAGTTATGATGGAACCACAAACAATATTTCTGCATTGTCAGGTGGCACTATTAATACAAATACATGGCACCATATTGCATTAACTTGGGATGGTAGCAACTACAGGTTATTTGTAGATGGCACAGTGGTACAAACTCAAGCCAGCTCAACTGCTCCTTATTCTTCAAATGACCCACTCCAAATAGGTTCAAGTAAGTCTGGAGCAAGTGGGGCCCAAGACGGGTTTTATCAGGGATATATTCAAGACGCTAGATTTACCAGTGGTCTAGCAAGATACACCGCAAACTTTACACCACCAACAGAACCACTTAAAGGATAGTATTCCCTATTCTCAACCAAGTACTCTTTTATTATAATATTTTTTTTAATAGATGTAAATAAAAAAATAACAATATTTAGTAATTTTTTTGAAAAAAATAGCTCATATAGATATTTACAAAAACCTTGTAATACTATATAATAGTACCAACAACTAAACAATACATACAACTGCACTTTATTACAATACCATAATTTTAATTAGTTATGGTATAGTATTTTTCGTGCTATAAAAAGAAAGATGCCAATGTTATTTCAAGAACAAATAGCCAGAAAACCAGACCTTTATCCTTGGACTAAAGATTTTATTGAAGCAATTTGGAAAGGATTTTGGACCCCAGAAGAATTTAATTTTAGATCTGATTATTCACAATTTAAAACAGATTTAACTCCACAAGAACAAGAAATAGTAGTAAGAACTATGTCGGCTATTGGGCAAATTGAAATAGCAGTTAAATCTTTTTGGGCAGAAGTTGGTAATAATTTGCCACATCCATCTATCAAAGACTTAGGTTTTGCTATGGCAAATTCTGAAGTAATTCATAATATGGCTTATGAAAAGATTCTTGATGTATTACATTTAACTCACGTATTTGAAGAAAATTTAAATGTAGAAGTTATTAAAAAACGTGTTGATTATCTTCGTAAATATAATAATAAAGTTTATGTTGATGATAAAAAACAATATATCTATTCAATTATGCTGTTTACTTTATTTGTAGAAAATGTAAGTTTGTTTAGTCAATTTTATATAATTATGCATATGAATAGAAATAAAGCAGTAATGAAAGATTGTGCACAACAAGTACAATATACACGTAATGAAGAAATGTTACATGCTCAAGTTGGTATTAAATTAATTAATACTCTACGTGAAGAATATCCAGAACTATTTGATGAAGAATTAGAAGCAAGAGTAAAAGAGGAGTGCATTGATGCATTAAAAGCAGAAAGTAAAGTAATTGATTGGATTATGGGAGATTATGAAGTAAAGGGATTAAGTGCACCAATTCTTAAATCTTTCATTGCAAAAAGAATGGCAGATTCTTTAGAACAGATAGGATTTGATAATAGTGAAATAATATATAACCAAGATTATATTAATGAAACTTTTTGGTTTGATGAAGAATTATATGGTACAAATATGACTGATTTTTTCCAAAAACGTCCTGTTGAATATGCAAAAGGTCGCGGCATATCTGCAGATGATTTATTTTAATGGAGAACAATATGGGATTTGAATGGGCAAACGACGACTCTCGTACTTTTTTAAGTAGAGGTTATATAGACGGAAATATGACGGTTGAAGAACGTGTAAGAATTATTGCATGGACCGCAGAGAAAATTTTAGATAAAGAAGGCTTTGCTGATAAATTTTATGATTATATGAGTAAAGGTTATTATTCTTTATCTTCACCAGTATGGTCAAACTTCGGTACTAAAAAAGGTTTACCAATATCTTGTAATGGTGTTTATATTGAAGATAATATGGAGTCTATACTTTTAAAAACCGCAGAAGTTGGTATGCAAACAAAAATGGGAGCAGGTACTTCTGGATATTATGGCAGTTTAAGACATCGTGGTGCTCCTATTAAAAGTGGAGGTACAGCAGACGGACCAGTTCACTTTATGAACTTAACGGAAACCACCGTTGATGTTGTAGCACAAGGAAATGTTCGTAGGGGTTCATTTGCAGCATATCTTGATATTGAGTCTCCAGATATTATGGAGTTCCTTGATGCTCGTGAAGAAGGATCTTCTATTATTAATATGTCATTAGGTGTTTGTATCGGCGATGAATGGATGCAATCTATGATTGATGGAGATGCTGATAAAAGAACAATATGGGCAAGAGTTCTAAGGAAGCGGAGAGAGTCCGGATATCCATATCTATTTTTTAAAGATACAGTAAATAAAAATAAACCAAGAGTTTTAAGAGATAAAGATATTACAATTTGGGCCTCAAATCTTTGTTCCGAAATTTGTCTACCTTCGTCTCAAGATGAATCCTTTGTTTGTAATCTAGCATCTATGAATTTACTTATGGCAGACGAGTGGATGGAAACAGATGCAGTAGAAACTATGATCTGGTTTCTTGATGCAGTTATGGAAGAATATTGTGAAAAAACAAAAGATATTAAATTTATGCAATCTGCATATAACTTTGCTTATAGATGGAGAGCACTTGGTTTAGGACAACTAGGATGGCATTCTTATCTTCAATCTAAAATGATTGCATTTGAATCATTTGATGCACATTTACTTACAGCTAAGATTAGTAAATTTATTGATGATCGTTCATTAGAGGCATCTAAAGAATTAGCAATTGAATATGGTGAACCAGAAGGTATGTTAGGTACAGGACAAAGAAATCTAACAAGAACGGCCGTTGCTCCAACAACTTCTTCATCTTTTATTCTCGGTCAAGTATCACCATCTATTGAGCCACTTGCTTCTAATTATTTTACAAAAGATTTAGCAAAAGGTAAGTTTACATATCGTAATCCATATCTAAAAAAATGTTTAGAAGAACACGGTAGAGATAACGAAGAAACGTGGGTAGATATTCTAAAGCGTGGGGGTTCAGTACAACATCTTGAATTTTTAACACAAAATGAAAAAGATGTATTTAAAACATTTAGTGAAATTACTCCACTTTCTATTGTACAACAGGCAGCTGCAAGACAAAAGTATATAGATCAGTCCCAGAGTTTAAATATTCTAATTCATCCAGATGTACCAGCTAAAGATGTAAATGCTTTGCTTATTGAAGGTTGGAAATTAGGAGTTAAAACTTTTTACTATCAACGCAGTGCTAATCCAGCACAAGAACTGGTTCGTGACATCATGAACTGTGCATCATGTGAGGGTTAAAACTAAATGAAATATTATTACATTGAGTGTGAAATCTGTGACGAGCAGTCTCAGGTAACAGTAGAAAATTCTTCTCCAGAACCAGAGTTTTGTCCCATATGTGGTCATGTTACTCCTGCAAATTTCTTAGATGAAGAAGATGATTCGGATTAATTGATAAATTAAAAATAATAAAATAATATATAAATAGCTTTATATCTTTATATAAGGCTATTTTTTTTATAAAGGTAAAGCATATTATGATAATGGCGGAACCGTTAGAGTTAGACTAACTTAATTTATAGAAAGTAAATTAATTGTGGTATTTTAATGATAAAGAATTTGATCCAGAGAATTTTGATTTTGAATCTTTAGTTGGATTTGTTTATTGTATAACAGATTTACATAATAATAAAAAATATATAGGTAAAAAAACTTTTTGGTCAACAAAAAGATTAAAACCTTTAAAAGGAAAATCACGTAAAAGAGTAGTTAAAAAAGAATCTGACTGGAGAGAATATCATGGGTCAAATGATGAAGTAAAACTTTTGGTTGAAACTCATGGTACAGAAAGATTTAAAAGGGAAATTCTCCGATTATGCAAAAGTAAAGGTGAGATGACTTACTTTGAAATGAAAGAGCAAATTGATCGTGAAGTATTATTTAGTGATGAGTATTATAATGAATTTATTGGAGGAAAAATTCATTCTAAACACGTCAAAGGGATAATAACACGAGGAGATACCCATGACCAATCAGAACGAGTATGATGTACATATTGTTAGAGTAGTTGATGGTGATACAGTTGATGTAGATATTGATCTAGGATTTAAAATTCAACTTAAAGACGAAAGAGTGAGAATCATGGGTATTGATACTCCTGAATCAAGAACATCAGATAAAGTAGAAAAATTATTTGGCTTAGCTGCAAAAAATAGACTATACCAATTATTAGAAAAAGATGCTAAACTGATCACAACCGAAGATAAAGATGGCGAAGATATGAAAGGTAAGTTTGGTCGTATCTTAGGGGATTTCAGAGCAGCAGATGGTCGTTTGGTTACAGAGATTATGATTGAAGAAGGTCACTGTGTTCCTTACTTTGGTGGATCAAAAGAAGAAGTTCAAGCTCAGCACATGAAAAATAGACAAAGACTTATCAGCGAAGGTGTTGTATCACAGCAAGAAGTAGATGAAGCTGAAATGGAAAACAAAAAGAAAACTAGCTAAGTTTAGAAAAAAGTGGCGAGATTTATGGACTGTTGACAGTATGGTTGACATATGTGTTGATTGTTTTCTTGTTGTTTTTGAAGTCATATATTCTCCTGTACTTATTATA